TCAAAAGCTTCCTGGGCTTAGGTTCTCTGCTTGGATGCACTCAGTTGCTAACCAACGTTTCTTTCCTGCCTCTGGTGGTACTGATTATATGTCATCAAAGAATGTTGTTCGTGATATGATGAACTTTGGTGCTCAAGACGTAGTTACAGCTGAACATTTGTTTGACAAAACAAAGGTAGACTACCTTAAAGAAGTTGGTAATCGTATTTTGTTTGGTAAAAAATCTGGTCAAGAGATTAACAAAGCTTTAAAAGCATTACCCCCAACCGATCTTGCAGCTATTGGTATGATGATTAACGCTGTTATTAATTATGAGACAGCTATTAAAGGTGGTAACCCGCAAATAATTAAAACAGGTATGGCTGATATTTTAAGTATGTATACTCCTCAGATTGGGGCTAGGCTTGCTGAAGTAGGAAAAGAGTATAATGCCTTTATGAGTGATCCACAAAGTGCTTCTGATAATATTAAACAATTATTAGCAGGTATGGAACGTGGTGAATCTATGGGTAATAAAAACTTATGGGATGATTTTTTTGAATTACAAAATAAATTTAATAATCCTAATAAGCAAATGAAATCACAAAACCATAAGATATCTCATTTAACATTTGATGACGGTAACCAGAATGGTATTTTCCTTCAAGCCTTGTTTTCAGGTAACACACCCCAAGCTATTCAGCTAGGAACATTTAATCCTAGTATGGAAGACTTACGTACATTTGCTTTGAGTTCTTTGCATAGCAAAATTGATGAGTTACTCCCAGATGATAGCGATCAATTTAGAAATGGTTGGAAAGAATTTTTTAAAGCTATTATTGATAAGCATGGCAAAGCTAAGGTAGCTAGTATGCTTCTTAAATCACCTCTTATGCAAGCATCATATGGTAAAGATGCTAGTATGTTTAGCTCTCATGTTGAGGACTTTTTAACAGAACAAGTTGCAGAAGAATATGCTAAGTATATTGGACCTGCTTATGACGGGGAAAAAGCAGATCCACAAGAATTACTTAACAATGCTGTTGAATCAACGTTAAGAGATATTCTTGATGGTGGATTTAGTACACAGATGAAGTCTGTTGGTAGATATATGTCTATACTTGGTGCTGTTCCTACATTTGCTGGTATTACAGGTGATACCCAAATCTTTTCTACTCCTGGTGTTATGCCTAAGTATGCTGGAGATAGTGATGTTTTAATTCAAGAACAAGTTGACGGTGAAAAGATTATTCTTAAACGTAAAGCCATTGCACAAAGTGTTTATAATACTCTTGAAGGTAAACAGATTGAGATTGAACAAACAATGCGTGGCTATGATCCTAATGCTACTAAAGGTTTGCAGCGATACTGGAACAAGCGTACCCAACAATGGGATTTCTTTGATAACCCTATTGGTTCTGCTCAAGGTCGTCTACTTAATGTTATGCCTATTCAATCTGCTGACGGTGATTTAGTTAAGCTAACTACTATGTTTGTTAATTCAAACAGAAATGAGTTACCTAAACCAATTTCTTGGGTTCACGACTCCATTATTTCTACTGCATCAGGTTCTTTAATTTATCGTAATGCTTATAATAATTATGCGATTCCTGCAGCTATACCTGCTATTGCAAAATTTGCTGGTAATATAGATTCAGCTTGGAACACAGCTGAAAAGCATACCTTTAGACAAGCTGAAAAAGCTGGTATTGTAGGTATAGGTGATAATGGAGATTACCCATCTCTTGGGGCTTTCTTTGATGAGATTCATAATAAATATTCTGAAGGCTCTTCGTATAAAGAATTTTTTTTAAGACGTAGTGGTAATGATGAAATTAAATGGAATAAAAAAGTAGCAGATGCTAATAAAGTTCTTTCTCAAGCCAAATCATTTGGTTGGAAACCTCCATTCTCAATTTCAGGTAATGAAACTCATTCAGGCGAAGCTATTAGAGCAGACATTGCTGTTAGCGCTGAACAATTTAAACAACTTGCAATGCTTGCTAAGAAAACTCTTGGTCTAGTTCCTGGTGTATCTGAACATCAGATGTATCCATACACCCGTTGGCTAAGAGAATTCCCTTCTAAAGTTGAAGAGACAGCTAAGGTACTTATGAAAGCAGCTCAACCACATGGTATTGGTCAGATGACACCTACAGGTGGTGCTAGTAGATATAAAGGTGATGTTAGTAATGATAGCAACCGTTATAGTTCTGCCGTTGCTGAACGTAATAATAAGAAAAATAAGAAATCAAATGAAATTAAATTTGAAGATATAATTGGATTAGAAAATTCCTACGCAAGTAAGGATGATCTATAAATAAAAAACCCCTATTAGGAATTATCCTAGTAGGGGTTATTTTTTTTTTTATTTCAATTGTTTAATTGTTTTGCGAACATCAGCAGCTCGCTTATCAGCTAGTGATAACGCTTCAGTAGGGTCTACACCCTTAGCTACGTATCCGTCATAATTTTCTTTGTGCATTTTGCGAATAGCCGCTTCATTAATAGCAGGTGTTCCAGCAAGGTTAGGGTCTAAGCCTAGCATTGCACATACGTCTTCATCCGTTGTATCCACATCACCACGTAATGCATAGATGTTATAATGTTTTGGTTCGTTCATTTAAAACTCTTTCCAAGTGTTGCTTTGACTTTCCAGTTAAGCTTGGACAAGTCTTTAATATAATCACCAACAAGTGTGGCCAAACCACCATAACATTGCATGTCAGCTTCATCATACAATTTTTGAGCATGATCAACCAAATCATCAAAGTCTTGATTCAACCATGTAAACATTTCTTTACTTGGTTTTTTAGCACTATCACATTCTGTAATATTAGTCATACTAAGAACTTCTTTAAGAGAGCAGGGTACTCCCTTGTCCATCTGACGGATCTGTTCACCAAGCATATCATGTTGTGCCCACAAAAAGTCATAGATCTCTTCAAGCAGTGCATGGTCTTGAGCAAACATTGGACCTTCAACATTGAAGTGGTATCCATGAGACTTGTAGTATGTCACAAAGTTATCAGCATAAAGCTGGGTAAGCATTGTAATCAAATTATTACTTTTGGGTTGAGGTGGTGTCATTGCCATATTCATTTCCTTTAATTAATTTCTTCTCAATATCTGACTGATATGCTTTTACCTTATCATTCCAGACATGTTCCTGTAGAGTCTCAGGGTTCTTTTTAATACCAAATATAGCATCCCAGTTGTCTCTTACCAGCTGTTCATTCTCTCTACGTCTACTACTACCTTTACCCATAATAGCCTTTACTAAGGTTAAACTCGTAGGACTTAACGTTTTCACCTAGGATATATTTACCCCATACCTCAGGTAATTTTAAGCCTTGTAGCTCAATATCGTACCAATAGGCTCTGTCGTCATATAGGATTTCTTCTTTAGATTTATAGTAGTCAGGACACAAGTCCTCAATATCGTGTTTATTAATCATCATCATCATCTTCCTCGCTTAATAATGCGGCTAGACTAGTTGGTTTATTATTTTTCTTTAATTCAAAATAATAGTCGGCATTATTATCAATAAAGTCTTTAAATAAAGTTAATTCTTTAATTAGTAATTCTAATTTATCATACTTTTCTTTTAAAGATTTCTTATCATATATGTGCATATCAAGCTCTACCTTACGATAGCAGTCAGATATACAGATAGTACCGTCCATAGAGTATGGGCTGATATCTACGCTTGATTCTATTAACGCTGTACCCTTGCTTTTATTAAGGAATTTCCTTGAATAATATCTTGGGTGTTTTTGTTTAGCCATGTTGTGTCCTTGATTAGAGAGTGGTAGTGGGATTCGAACGCCACATTCCGAAGCTTATACATCCTCGATTCTACCAGTTGAATTATACCACTGTCATTATGTCTGTGACTCCGTAACGGTAGAGTCGGACCGATGGTTGCGGGGAAGGGAGTCGCACCCCTGACCTATGGATTATGAGTCCATCGCTCTTCTACTGAGCTACCCCGCTTTATCTATTAGGTACCTGCTAAGAAAGGTTTTACCTTATTAGCATCAAATCCTACTGATGTACGTAATACCTGATCATTACTGTCTACAATAATCATTGTAGGTACTGAACGAATACCGTAGTATGATACTGAATCTTTATTATCCTCGATAGGCATATTAATTAATTCAATCTCAGGGTATTCAGGTAAAGCTTCTTTAAGAACTTTATCTAATTGCTTACATGGTTGGCACCATGCTGCAGAAAATTTAAGTAGCTTCAAATCTCACATCCTCCAGCTGTACAAGCAAGTGTCTGAGCACCTTCTACATTGTCACGATCTTCCACAAAGAGATCCCATTCAATGCTAGGTAGGGTGTCAACAAGACGATGGTAAACGGATAAGTCAATGTTTTCGTATGGAGCCTGACGATAAGTACCGCCATCATCAGGAAGGAAACTAATTCCAGTGCACTCATCAAAGTGTTCATATACCCATGCTCCTACTTCCATCCACTCGTGGTCTTTAACTGAGATAGTTACTGAGGGCTTATGCTCACACCAGTAACGCTGGTATGTCAACCAGATATTTAAATGCTCAATAGCATTAAGATCTTCACGAGTAAATCCTGGTGAATGTTGTGGGAAACTAAACACAGTAGTTTGGTCAGGCTTCATAACGCAGTCTTCATTAGGGATACCCTGAGAAATCAAGAACTGAGTCAATGGATCTTTCTTATCCTGACGAATACGTCTGATGTAGTACTTAGCGTGTCCAGCATGGATACCACTGGATGTCTGTGTGAGTTGTGACACAGTACCTTCAGGCTTAACACAAGTAATAGCGGCTGACTCAGGTACACCCAAGATAGCTGCCCACTCTTTGTTAGTCTCACGAGCTACATCACGAAGTTCTTCAAGAAGATCTCTTAGTGGATAGTGAGTACTACCACGAAGATAAGGATTGTCAAGGATACCAGTCATAGACACACCCAAGAGACGTTCTTGGTTGGTGTTAGTACGCCATACATCACGAAGGTAAGGGAAGTCAGTCAGTGTAGACTGCATAGTACCCATGATAGTAGCTAATCGAACTTTAGTCTTGAGTGACTCAACAGTATCTTCAGGAGACACTACTACTGTAGACAAGTTACAGAACTGATATGGCTTCAGGATAATCTCTGAGCAAGGGTTAGTACCGTAGTCAACCTTAGAATCTCTGCGACCCCACTTAGCGGCTTGTATTTGAGAAGCTTCACGGTTAAAAATACCACGTTCACCTGAGTGACTGTTGTAAATGTCTAACCATTCCTTCATGAACTCACCGATAGAAGGTTTACTGTTGTACACTGCTGAGTTGTTAGCCAATGCACGTTCACCATGGTTTTCCCACCATGCACCTGCCTTAGCTGTGGCATGATCATAATCACCCAAGTCACCAAGAGAAATCATGGCTGACCTACGTACACCACCCACCACAACTACTTCACCGATCTTACACATGATATCGTGTGCTTCAATAGACTTAAGCTTACGACCTTGAGCAGCTTTAAACTTGTCTACTGTATACTGGAACAAGTCAATCAGTGGACCCGGACCTGAGGCACGACCACCGAATGTCTTAAGTGGCGCACCTGCTGGACGAACGAGCGACACATCCCATTTAGGAATGATACCCTCATACAACATTCCAATAAGCATTTTATAAGCTTCACACCAACCTTCTTTAGAGTCAGCTACTACAATAGTGTAGCCAGTAGCCTCAACCATTGTAGGAACAACGGGTAACTGGCTAACATAAGCTTGCTCACAAGAAAAGCCTACTCCTGTACCACACAAGAGGATATACATAGCTTCATCAAAGCAGCGTTGATTATCAACAGGAAGGTAACTGCAGTTATAGGCTGCAACGTGTGTTCGTCTAAGAGCTTCACCAGCAGTCATAATAGATCGCATAGAGGGAAGCACTGCTAAGTTATTAATGCTGTTTCCTAGAAGACCCCAGATAGAGTCATCCTTATTTACTTTATCTTTAAGTTGTTCTTGAAAGAAAGATACCCAACGGGCAGATGTTTCATCCCAATTCTCCCTACGTTTTTCTTCAGGTAGGTAACGGGCATAACGGGACTTGGCGATAAGTTGTTGATAAGAGTTCATGAGTTCCTTGTTGTTAATTGTTGTCTGGTATTAGGTACCGTCTAGCAGAAGAAGTATTTAGATTCCATAACCTCACTGAGCACTAGGTTACCCAGCTCAGGTTGGTTGAAGGTGAAGTTATTCTTATTATTCATAAGAGTATCTTGTATGATATCAAAGAAGTTTTCTACATCATACTGTGCAATGAAGGTCATCTTAGTTACTTCTTGAAGGAAATCAACTTCATCCGCATGTGTACTAAAGCTATCATGGACTGCTCCAAAAGAGCCGTTAAAGCTGACGATAGTATTTGCCATGTGAGCAGCATCATATGAGTGAACAACGTTAGGGCTGATACCAGAAGCAAAGGAACGTCTGCAAGGAACACGTTCACCAGTTTCTTTATTGAGTACGTCAACCTTAATAACGTGCATGACCCGTCCGTCTTTATTTCCTTGGATACCTTTGATAGTTCCTCTTTGTTTCCGTTCATGCTGTAAGTAAGCCTTGTATACCACTGGGAACCCTGATGGGGTTGTCCACGAAAGTTGATTTCTTCCTGAGTTAAGTTCATGTTCTGCAATCTTCTGTAAATACTTGGTTGTCTTGAGTGGTCCTGCACAGACAGTGTTAATAGCCTTGATTAAGTTACCTGCTAGTATATCACATTCATTTTCAGTAATGTTATATTTAACAGTATAGCCTTCTACGTGACAGTCATCGTACATATTCTTTGCGATACGAAGTTTACCTGCACTGTAAGCACGAGTCATTGAGCCTCGTTTAGCTATACCCTTACGGATATGTTTCATAGGCATATCTTTAGCTTCAAAGTACTCAGGCATAATGCTAATAAGTTCTTTGGCTACTGCTACGTAGAAGTCTTTCTGGATAGGTGTAGGAACAAGTGACACTAGTGTACCAGCTTGTTTGTCCTTAGACATAGCCGCTAAGTGTTGCCAACCGTTATTACTACCATCGATAGGTATAGGAAGACCAGACATAAAGGGTTTACCCTCCATGACAGATCTTTTGTAACCTAACAATTCATTACAACAAGCTAAGAAGCTATAGGCTTTCTCAGCGTCAGGATGAATATGTTTAGTACGGGCAGTCTGATAGATAAACTCTATGTTGTTATCTACCCATGCAACTCGATCTTCCAGTGTCATCTTATCCACAGATATAGTATCAAGACCTTCTTCAGTTAAGTAAGCTTTGTAGTCTGTGGTAAAGTAGCTTGGGATGTTACCAATAATAAACGACTTATTAAAGCAAGCTGCTGTATGCACCTTGATCCAGAATAAGCCACGTTCAGTAACCTTCTTCTTATTAGCAAACAAGAACAGGCTACGAGCCAAGTCACTACCTTGAAACTCTAAGAATGATTCTGCATAGTAAACTCTGCCACGGTAGTCACAAGAGACTTCCTGATAGAATGTTCTGTCGCCAATCATCTCAGCCTTCTTAAGTACCTGAGTGTACTCGAAGTACTTACTCATCATACGCTGTAGCTTGGGATCTTTCTTACCAAGAAATTTAGTCTTGTCTGTATGGAACAAGTTCTTAGGTAAGTCTAGGTTCTCATGGTGAATGTTGTATTCCCTGATGACACCATCTTCATCAACTAACTCTAAGATTTCCTTAGGCTTTTGTGCTTGCATAGCACTTAACACAGGCAGGTTAAGTTGCCATGGTTGTTGACGAAGAGTTTCAAGGGAGTTAACAAAGGTTTTATTTAGGTTTTCATGGAACAACTTAGAGTTAGTCCAGCCTTTAATAAAAGGTTCTTTGGTTAGTGGACTGTATAGCCCAGCAATAGGTAACAGAGGTTCAAATGAAGTACCAATCAGTGTTGGTTTAATTTCATCTGCTTGATTAACAATGCGTACCATATAAGGAGCCTTGTATCCAGCATACTCTCTGAAGATATCAATCAGTCCGTCTTGGAGGAAAGTTTCGAGCAGTAAGTCTCCAAGAGATAGAGTTGTTTTGATGTCTGTCTCATCAGCTCCGATAGCTCTAGCAATTCGCTTTCCGATAAGGTCAGATGCGAAAGTGAGTTTAACAGAGGCAGAATGTGTTGCATTCTTATTTCGGATACAGTAGCGAAGTAAAGTATCCCACGACTCGTTAATAAACCTTTCAAGTTCGTACTCCCATGTTGGATAGTGTGCTAGAAGGCGAGCACCCTCATTGTAGATCTTATCTGAGTTGGGGACAACCTTCGATACACGTTCAGTAAGATAATTTAATGGATTCATTTATTCAAAGTCAACAAAAGTAGTTTGCATTAAGCGACCTGTGTCTGAGTCATACTTAGTATTACCGCAGTCACCTGTCATACCCGTGAATCGAGACTTCAATACACGAAGCTTAATTGTGTTACGCATCTGTTCTGTCTCAGCAATCATGTTGCGAGCAAAAGCAATGATGTCGAATGAGATTTGTTTAATAGAGCCTGAGCCTTTGATGTCATCGATAGATGGTAAGTGACCCTCTTCGAAAGGCTTTTCACCCTTACGCAAGTGAGACACAACACCTAACCAGACATTATGTTTCTTACAGATCTTAAGTAGATCACTCATGACTGAGTCAACTGCTTCGTTACCTGTACGACCCTTAGCACCCTCGGACACAGCAATAGTGATGTGGTCAAGGATAATATACTTACAACCCATCAAGGCTAAGTGTTCAAGCTTGTCGATAAGAGACTCATCTCCTACAGAGCCTTGGTGATCAAGCAGTACTAAGCGTTCATCACCGAACACTTGTTGGTGAGCAGCATACATATCTTCTTCTGTTACTTGATGTGTCAGAAGGTTCTTACGTAACTGCATACCAATAAACTTCTCAGCTGAGTCACCAATGGATTCTTCGAGTGACACCATACCGATCATATCAGTTGTCTTAGCTAAGATCTCAAGTACAATTTCTTTAATGACTGTACTTTTACCTGAGCCTGTACCTGAGGTGAACAATACAATCTCACCTAAGCGCATACCATGTAGCTTGTCGTTGAGAGTCTTCAAACATTCAGGATAAGGAAGAGAAGTAGTTTCTTTCTTACGTTTGAATTGTTCCCAGATAGCTTCACCTTTAACAACACCTGCTGGACTGAATGTACGTGCATCAAAGATACAGTTCATCAAGGTAGCAGAGCTATGTTTAATCAGTACGTCACATGGATCTTTTTCAGGTAGTGATGCTACTTTAACCTTATCATAGCCGATGATCTTAGCGGCTTGATCTGTAGCTTTCTTTCCGGGTTCATCTTGATCAAACATGAGTACGACTTCATCGAAGTTACGTAACCACTCACGTTGTTCAAGGATCATTGATGTAGCAGACGCTGATGGTAAGGCTACTACTGGGTAAAACCTACCATACTTATCATGTTGAGCTTGTGCTACGGCTAATGCGTCTAACTCTCCTTCCGTGATGATAATGCGCTTACCACCCGTTGAAACGTTTTGACCAAAGAGTTGTACACCCTTGAAGTCACCGTGAATAAGAAAAGTTTTAGGGAGCTTACGCTCCTTGTAAGCAACGATACCGTTGTCTTTAGTATAAGGGTAAAAGTGGCTACTAATAGTGCCATCCTCAGCATAGGAAACTTTAACCCCGTAATGAGCTGATACTGTCTTGGTGATTCCTCTTTCTTGAAAGCCTCTTGTGTCATACTCTCTGATCTCCTCTATAGTGTGCATATCGTAATTTTCTTTGTGATAAACAGTTGGTTTAAAATTTGGGTCTGTTGGTGCTGACTTACAGCATGAAAAGCAATATCCGAAATCATCATTCTCCTTGTATGAGAAGGCATCTGATGAATCGCACTTGGGACAAGCGGTATGAATCCATCTTGACATATATTAGTTCCAGTCTCGGTCTTCTTGATACTCTCTGATACGTTGTCTACGATCTTTAGCTTCTTGCTGTGTTTCTTTCTTACGTTTAAATTGATTTTTAAAGTCATCCTTAAGTGAAGGGATTTCTTTTTCAATTGGTTTAATAGGTCTATTATTCTTCTTCATACTGTTTTGGTTTTAAAAATTTTACAGCTCCGATGTTACCGTTGTACCAGACACGCTCTCCATTAGGAAGTTCATGTCTTGACAAAACTTCACATTGCCATTGCTCATGTACCTCGCTGTACGTAAGATCTCCTGCTCCGAAGCACCACTTGTAGATAACAAAAGTAAAAGCTTCAGGTCCGTACTTTTCAATATCGTTAAGAAGTTCTCTGCAGCTGGACTGATAGCTACGCCAATCAGACTCCTTGCGTGTAACAGTTCGTCTTGTTGATCCTGATTTAAGTTTTCTTGATACACTTATGAGTTGCTTTCTTCCGATGTATCGTCTTCCTGTTTCAAGGTTTCCGATGTAGTAGATGAATCCAAAGGCGTTGTCTGGTCTGTCTGTGAGAGGGTACCAGTGTCCGTAGTCGTTGTCCAAGATAGTCGTTCCTTAAGTTCTTCGAATGAGAGTGGCATTAAGTCAAGAGCAGTCTCTCTGATGTAAATGCAGTTAGCACATTTCAAAAAGAGAGGTTGCCAATTATCACCACATTTTTCCTTCCAGATGTCAATAACCCTTGACCACAAAAGGTTATTAGGTACACCATTAATAAGCTTCTCAGCTGTCTTTGGTCCTACCCCTCTTAAGCCTTGGATATTATCTGTTGCATCTCCTGTTAAGATCTGCATCATAAGGAATCTATAACCGTCTTCAGGTTCAACGTAGTACATTGTTTCTTTACGAAAGTTATAGTGCCACCCAGGAATACAGTCTAAGTCTTTATCTATGTGGCATACAATATAACGTTTATTTTCTTGAAGAGCTATTTCAGCGGCAATACCACAGTAGTCGTCTGCTTCACCATCGTCTGCTTGTATAGCAAACTCTTTAGCATACTCGTATAATTCTTCGATACGATCTTTAACTTCAGGTTCGATAGTATCTTTACGATTACCTTTATAGGCAGCATCTACTTGGTATCGGAAGTTATTCTGACCCTTAATAAACACTGCACCGTTGATAGACCCAGTGTTAGTCATAATCTCTTTCATCTTATCGTCAAGAGCTTTACGACATAACGCAGGGGACGGTTGCATGTGTGCAATCTGATACAGAATACTATCTGCATCAATGATTGCCACATCGAATTGATCATCTGATTCAATCATTTTTACCTACCCAATCCGTAAATTTTCTACCTGCATATTCAGATAATTCAATACCAAATTTAAAGTAGTCTTTCACTTCTTTGTAAACAAAACCTAGTAGAACAATAGGTGATGAAATGATTAACACAATTAATACCGCAAAACGTTTAATGTACTTCTGCATATGTCTTTCCTGTATGTGCATCACCACCCATGCACTCGATACCAAACCATTTAGGTGCTTCGGTGAATGCTTCGATGGATAACTCAGCTACCTCTTCTGCATACTCATCTTTAGTTACAACAGCAACTTCATCATGATAGTGTAAAACAAAGTAGTGTGGGATGTTACGTTCTTTTAGTTTGTCTCTAAGATATACCGCTGCAGCTTTGCAGCTGACACCTTCAGCAGTCTGTAATAGGTAGTTAAGTACCTGATGCTGAGAGCTTACAAATACCATACGACCATCAATACCTCTGATGAAAGCTTTATCTTTACCGAATGTATTAGATGTCTTATCAAATAGGCTTGATAGATTATCCTTAAGATCTTTTAATCCGGGTATTGAGTTTTCAAACTTTTCTTTAGCAAGCTTACCCGTCTTTGCATCCGTCTTGCCCGTAAGAATGAGACCAAGTTTACCATCACCACCCCCAAAAAGAAAAGCATAAAGAAAAGGCTTAGCAAGCTTGCGGCTAGTACCAAGAGCGTCTGCATTTCGTTGATGGACATCTCCATTGATTACCTCATTAGTAAAATCATCGTTGCGTATATAATGACAAAGACCACGCATCTGATTTCCAGCTGAGTCAGCACCGACAATGGTAGTTCCGGGTTCGGATATAAGTAGTCCACGCATTTCTTTCCCATAAACAGAGTCAACACTAGGGAGATTAGCAACAACTTCATGTCTACACCTAAAGGTAGGAGTACCAATAGTCCACATGCGACCATGTAAACGATTGTCCTTGCTGTTACGTACTTCATTAATCCATCCTTCAAGAATGCCTTTACGACTTCTAATGGTGTAGTAGTCAGATACCAGCATAGCATCTGCCCCAAGCTTCTGAAGCGAAGACTCAGTGATTTTAGGAGATTTGTTAACAAATTTACCATTTATTTTTTCCACATTCCATTCATCAGGTACCCATCCAATAGAATACAACCAGTCTTTTACGACTTCGATTGATCCGACTTTTCCTTGTTCAAAGGAAATTCTGCAGTACGGTCCTTCAATAGGTCTCGTAGTTCTTCCTGACTCTTGTGGTAAATCAAAGTGTTTAACTGTGGCGACCGTATAGCACCCGTCTTTACGCCAAGCGGGTTCTTTGAATTCGTCTTTTCCATCTGTCTTGATACACCTCATTCCAATTTTAGGTTCGAGTACCATCTCAATAGCATCTAACTTGTTATTGATTTCGATTAGAAGTGTCTGAGCTTTAGCCATATCAAACATCCATCCTTTACTGCGGATATCAGCTTCAATCTTAGCGAATTCAGTCTCAACCTCGATACCCTTCTTGTACAGAGGATACTTACGAATTAAGTTAGTGGCTTCTTCAGTTAATACTTTGTATACCTTTACGTTCAGTTGAACATCTCGGATACAGTATGTAAGCATTTCCTTACTGTAGTTATTGAACTCAGTGAAGTCTAGCTTAGGATAGTTTAGCTTGGCACCCCATCCCTCAAGACCATGTTTATGCTCACGCTTATATTGGTTTAATTGGGATAGAATCCATGTGTCAATCACCTTAACGGTGTCTGGTAGTTTAAATCCAAGGATATAGTCTAGTACTACTAAGTCATAACCAATAATGTTATGACCAAAGACGATATCAGCCTTGGATATGAAGTCAAGACCTTCAGATAAGCTTGGTAGCTCATCGTCATAGTCTGAGAATGAGTAGACATTCCCGTTGTCTGAATCAACAGCAACAAGACACCAGATCTTATTTACATCTGGAATGAAACCATTGGTCTCAATGTCTACACATAGCCTTAGTTTACTCATACAAGTTTATCTCCGTAAAAGCATGTGTATGGGGCTTCGAGCATACGAGCCTCCATCTCAGAAGGATCAAAGAAATATTGCTCTCTTAAATCTTTTTTATCGTAGTCTAGCTTGTTGAATTTAGGTATCTTACGGTTACATAAGTACTGGCATGCATGTACTATCTCATGGCAAAGAATATTAATAAACTTATCCATGACATAGTGGCTTGTACCCCAATCGTTTAAGAGTGGGTCTCTTAGCTGAATAAGAATTCTTTTATCAGCTTCATTGTAGATAGTTAATCCCTGCTCGATATTACTTTCTTCGTATTCAATCAAGCAGATATGAACCACAAACTTTTTATCCGTAATAGGTACCTTGAAACGCTTACTGTAATCGTTAAGACAATCAAAGAATAATTGTCTTACTTCATTTTCAGAGTCAGGTAAACAAGCAACTGTCACACGGATATTCTTAGGTCTGTCATAGCTCTTCTTTTTCTTTTGCATCTAATACCTTTACGTTAGGTGATCCAAGATCTTGAAGCTCTTTAGCCATCTCCATGACCATCTCAAGGAAGTTATCGATCTGCTCGTTAAGTCCTTGAATGACTGTATGGAGATGCCAGTTGTATGCACCTAAACCAAGCACAGTTATTACTAAGATTAGAGTTGTTTCATTCATTGTTGTATAGTCCTGTGTTAATCAGCAACATTGGGTCAATGAATGCTTCATGCAGTTGTGTGTTGTTGATTATAACCCCTTGTTTTTTAAGGAATTCTATTCCTTTAGAGCACTTATAAGGGTCTCTAAAAACCACTCGATGAATCCCAACAGCGTATATAAGCTTAGCGCAATCAATACAAGGGGAAAGAGTGCTATATAGAGTAGCACCAACAGTAGATTGATTAGAACGTGTAACTTTGGAGATAGCTTGGGCTTCTGCATGGAGTACCTCATGTACTTGGGTATCATTGTTTGTACCTCTTGGTGTACCGTTGTATGAGAATGAAATGATGTTATCATTTTTAACAACAATAGCACCTACCTTACGATCTTCTGCATAAGACTGCTGAGATATTAAGTCAGCAATCCTCATGTAGAATAGATCCCAGTCACTTTGCGATTTCAAGTTCAATCTCCTTATCGTAGTCATGCTCGAGTTCAGCTATGCTATCCAGAATATAGTCAAGCTTATACTCAAGTTCATCTGTAAGTGGAACAAAGAAGTCAATAGTAACTCGTACTACACCCTCTTGAGACGTATCAATTAACATAATAGGCTTTCCATTTTAACCATGTGTTAGCTTTCTGATTGTAAGCCGCCATAATGTTGTCTTCACTCAGATCAAGATCATCGATTAAGTGATTAAGACAGAACATTAATTGACCCATTTCTTCCTCAAGTTTATCTCGATTACTTTCTTTACCATCAGCTGGATAGACAGTATCAAGACCAAACCTAAGTATCTTCATAATGTTTTGAGAGACCTCATTACATTCTTCAGCTGTTGTATACATTGTATACGCTTTATCTCTGTTCATTGATTTCCTCTGCTTGTACTACATAAAACATTTCACCGTTATAGTGATCTAAGAAGTCTTCTCTGACAAACTCATGGATGACAGTATCAATGTCAGCCATAGTTTCATCATGATTGATTTCGAAACAGCAAGTTACAACGTATCTTTTCATAGGTTCTCCGTGTGTATCTATAAGGTACCGTCTGCGGTTGGCTTGATTTTATTCAAGTTTATCTGTGCTATAGTACTCGTATACTCTTTTGACTGCGTCTCGGAGTATATGTACTTGAACTAGGTTCTCATGTGAGTCAACACTAAACAAGTATTTGTAGCTACGCTCATTGTTTAAATGTTTATACATTTTAAGCAAACTGGCGCATACAATAGCGTCTTCAGTATCGTCATCAATCTCGATCATTACCATTGCTCTGCCTCTAGTGGATCAATATAACCAAACCTGACTAGTGTATCTTTAACCTCGAAGGGTAATTCATACACACCATCGTAGTCAATTAAGAACATACCACGATCAAACCATAGACCTCCACCTGACTCGTCACCAAGTTCATTGTGTTCAAACCAACCATAGTTAGTGCTAGGGCTTAGTTGAATCTCATAGTTTTGACCACCAAGCTTGATAGTGAAATCATGTTTAACGGCATTTGATTTAGCCATCAGTTTTCCTTATTAAGATTGTTTGAAAGATTGTAGTACAGAGGACTCATACGGGTTTTTAACTGCAGAAGCATAATAGTTTCAAGCTCAAGCATTTCTTGATCACTACCATAGGCTAATACTGTTCGTATAAACCTTGATGGACACTCATTGTACTCAGTCATAAAGCTTTCAGATGAGCATACATATCCATCATCAGGTTTACCTCTGTGTTTACCGATGTATTTCTTATCGGTATCTTTATTAACCCACATGTACAGGAAGGATTCACCTTCTTGTTTGTAAGCTTCACTATCGTCTGCTAAATAGACAGTCTCTTGTGGAGTACCATCAATGTGATTTTGCCATATCTCTTTAACGTAGGCTACCATAGGATCACCCTTAGGGGCTTTCCAGAAGACTACAAAGGATGGCTGTCCTTCGTTGGCGCATAAGTATTCATAGACCCATTTGTTATGGAGACCATTATACTCTTTACCTTCAATGGATACTTTAACCATTGCCTTGCCAGTACTGGAAGTATAAGTATCTACTTCATCTACAGTGCATTCATAGATGTCAAAGAACTTATGACTTCCAGCGACAAAACGTTTGACCGTCTTGATGTGGTTCATTTACAGAACTTTACCTTCAGTTTTAAACTTGATGAGTGCTTGCAGATACCACAGAGCTTTGTTTAACTCTTGTACTTCTTGGTCTTTGTTACCACAGCGCATCAGGTATTTATACACTTGACCGAACAAGTGAGCTTCTACACCTGACTTACCCGCAAGCATGTCAACCATGAGTTCCATGTATTGCTTACCTGCGGCTACGTTCTTGTAGTGCTTAGGGTTAATGTGATCTTTGTTTTCATACATATCAATTTCCTTGTTGTATTCTTGACCGAACACTTCAGACCATCCTTTTTGGATTTCTTCACGTTCTTTTTCAAGGTATTGTCGGGCTTTAATATCAAAGAAGTCTTCGTTATCCCATGATGCTAATATTTTGTTGACATTTGTGTCAAGCTTGAAATCTTCAGGCATAGCTTCTTTAGTGTAGCTCATCAGTATACATCTCCGTTTAGGTTGATTTTGATATCTTCATAAGGGGCGGCAACCCTACGATAGAACTCTAGTTTAGCTCCTTCAAGAGCACCAACGATGTCGTTGATGGATTGATAACAAGGCATTGCATTGTAGTAGTCACGAATGAACGTAGTAATCATGAAGTTTAATTCACCTGCAGTACGTGGTTCATACTGCAACATGTGGTTCGATTGACGGTCTTCTTGAGTTATGTATGGCATATCAGATATTTACCTTTGGTTTACGAAAGAATTGTGCAATTACGCACAGAGAAGCGAAACAGAGGATTCCGATCCAGATGTATTTAACAATCATAAGTACTCCGAGAGAATTGTATCACAGGCTTTATCTACAGTTGAACGCCATTCAGTGACAAGGGATTCAAAGAATGGATGGATTGTTGAGTCACTAGCTTTGAATGCTACGACAGGGATTTTCAATATATAAGCAGCATAGAAGACTTCCATAGCAGTACCGTGTTTAGGTACTAATGGATTATCTAGGTTAGCTAATATTAAGTCAGACTCACGGATATCACGAAGATCTAACTCAAAGATACGCTTCATGTATTTCTTTTCGAAGGCATGAAGACGTCTGCATGGATTAAGAATCTTACACGTTGGAGCTAGCAGGTGTGTGGCAGTTGAACGCCAACCTTTAGCTTCGTCAACAGACACATGTTCCATTGGACCCGCTAAGTATACTGTACGTTGTCTCATTTGGTTACTGTCTCCAAGTATAGACCTACGTTACCGATAGCATAGCCTAGGAAAGCAATGCTTAGACCTGTACTGCCTTTAAAGAACAGGTCAACGCATACAGCTAAGTATACGAGACCGATGATTGCGATTAGTGTTGAACTCATAGTTCCTCTACAATTTTAAGTACATTAGCTGTAAACCAGAGACCGCCTTGTGACTCAGGTCTTTGATGACGTTCAAGATCATTGATAATTACTTTACACCATACACGACCTTTCTTAGATAAGTGTGGAGCAATAGGTTCAGCACATGCATGCCAACCAGGACGATGTTTATAGCCTTTTGTTTTATGATCCTCAGCAAAGTACCATACATTAGTAGTAAGCTTTTGTTTACGATTAATAAACAGTGGACCATAAGTACCGTCTTTACGTTTACGAAACAGTTTGTACGCTATCATTGTTTACCTCAGTAACGTCAGCCCATGCAGCAAAGTGGTACACATCCTTATTTTCATCAAGACAATAAGAGTACATACCATCGATGTTGATTAGCTTGTATGTTTTATCAAGATTAGGGTGTCTTGCTTCAGGCGGTATTTGGGTATCACCGATTAGTCTGAAGTGAGATCCTCTGGGTAGTTTGTATAGTTCCATATTAGATGTCGAAGTTTACGTCAACAAGTTCCATTTCATCGGGATCATAACCGATTTCTTCATAGACTTTAGACTCAGCTTCTTCTTCATCAATGGCACAAACCCAGACAGTTTTTGTACGACTTACTTGAAAGCAATATTCGTTCATTGTTTATCCTTTATCCATGTGCAATCAAAACAGACTTTCATCATATAACGAACAAACCAATTAGGTTGTTTATTTTTGAGTGGTCGATAGCTAATACCATTACCAGCACTAGCACCGAACATGTAGCATACCCATTCAGATCTTTCAGGTTCTTTAATAAACTTACAATCTTTTGCAAGAATATTTTTAAAGTCATCTGGGTTGTATTCTATGATGTTTGGTGTCATTATTCTTCACCTTTCTTGTATGGACGATAGATATACAGAGAACATTGTTTGGCAGTACAGTTGGTTATGTCTGTACGAATACCTCCTACACAGTCATTACAGAAATTTTTAATAGCTTGTAATGGTGAAGTACGTTTTTGAGCTTTCTTTAGCTCTTGTTCTTCATTCCATGCTTCAAGGAACTTACCACCTTTCTTTTGTGCATAAGCTTTTTCTTTACGCCACTGTTCAAGAGCTGCTTTGCCCTTGGCTAGTACTTCTGGATTCATCGAGCGTTTCTTTTTGACGGAGTTCATCGTTAAGTTCCATGTTCATTGTTGTACATACTTTAGCGGCTTCATTTTGGAATAGATAGCAGACTGCATCTTCCAGCTTGATATCACGACCTGCTACACAATAGTAGGCTCGATCGTAACCTTGTTTGACGAATACAAAGTATCCGTTTGACTCGGGTTGGTTCATGATACACGTACCTCGAATGTGATGTTGTCTTTGATTGTTTCTTCAACAAGTTCTCTGAGAACATCTTTATCAAGGTTAGAGCTGATACGATCATCCCAATCTATGTTATGGTCATAGTCACAGATATCAAATTCATCTGACATATATTGTTCGATAGAATTATAGATACGTTCATTGATGATTTCTTCAACTGTTGCGGCAAGCTTATCATCAAGGTATTTGTCTACGAGAGAGGCAATAGACATGTTTTTACTGGGGTGATATACTTCATCAATTGTTTTGGCAAGAGTGTTGATTAAACAACAGACTGCTGTGTTAACACCCATCTTATCTGAGTTAGACAGTGTACTCATCATACTGTGTAAGTATGAAAACGACTCATCAAGGTTGTCGTGAGTAGCAAACAGGTGATTACGGTACTCGCTTAATGGATTTTGCATATGGACTTTCAGAGTGAGGAATTTACTTCAACGAATTGAGACACGATATCTTTGAGTACATCTGGATGGATGACATCAATGATATCAGTACCTTTGTGCTTTACTTCGGTTACATAGATATCGTCAGCATAGTCTGGCTCATAACCTCCTTTTTCATCACGGATTTGACAGATACTTCCTACTTCAACTTCGATAGTGCATTCAAAGTCTGCATTATCAGTATAGTACCAGTGGTGATATTGACTCATTTCATTACCTGTAGAATTGAACGGATTGTTTTAAGTTCTTTACGAAGCTTACGAGCATAGTCTTTGTAGTGATTAAGCAGTTTGAATGCTGTAATACTGTGAGGCTTAGCTGGATCAGAGTTATTCCAGTGTAATGCTATCATATCTTTGCAGAATGACAAGTCACCTTCAAGCTTATGAAGTCTCACCTTCATTATCATACGGATTGAATGACGGTGCTTTTCTGGCAACATTATTAAAGTATCGTTCATGGGTTAGTTCCTCAAAGATTTCCCAGAGTTTATTGAATTTGGCTTCATAGTAGTTAGCCAGTGTTTGTCGATCTATGTCGAATTTCTTCAGATCTTCACACACTTGCCAACATTCCATGATGCATTGCTCTAATTCAAAGCCATCATTACTCATATACGATGACCGTTCATAGCGGCAATAGCTCGTAACAACAGATCTTCCTCAACTTTAGGTGAGTGGAATGTATCTTCAATTACTTCAAATAATCCTTTCTGTGATGGATTCCAGATGGTATCGACTGAGTATTTGTTTACGAAGTACATACAATCTTTTTCTTCGTGGTAGTAAACACCGATACCTTTATCCCAGTTCTTAGCATCGTAGTAGTCTGCTGGTACTTCATTAACAAGTGTAACTTCGAACTGAACTTTTGTTGGGAAGAATTCGTTTAAGTTTTTCATGATGTGTCCTTTAGATTGAGTTGATAAATTCGAGGGCTTCTTCAGCTTCGTCACAGAGATATAGTTTATCCATCATTGATTGTTGGATAGCTTCATACTTAGCACGTACTGCTTCACGTTGTTTTATGTTGTCTTCGTGTGCTTTATCAAAGTTTTCAGGGAAAACAAGCACTTCACCTAGATCACGAATACCCCATGTGTTTACGAACTTAGATTCATCAACAAGATCAACGTTATGAGCAAGTAAGAACTTGTAGATTTCTTTTGGATCATGCTTTTTAGAACTAATATAGTCAGGTGTTTCAGCATCACGTTTTTGATTGATCTTTTCAGACAAACGAGAGAGAGCGTAGTTCAGTTGTGTTTTATTGAGTTTCATGAGTTTAGTTCCTTGAGTTTAGATTCGATAGCTCTTGCAAAGTAGAAATCGCATGGTGTTTTTAATGAGCATTCAGCAGATATATAAGCAATGTCATTATCACTTATACTAATCCATTCACGTTTATGTTTGTATATGTATGGTTGTCCTTTCATAGAGTTTTCACGTTCAATACGTTCAAATTCATCATCTTCATCGGATTTAATCATATATACTTTCGAATAAAAATCCCTCATGACAGACCATTTAAGGACTATCACAAGGGATAATTATAATTTAGAGAGATTTTCGTTAGTTACACTAACTCAAAACATTGCTTCTTCAGACGCATCTGTATCAACAGAAGTACCTTCAACATCGAAGTCAACAAAGTTCTCAGATTTACGTTCATAACGAACAAGATCAGTAACTTGAACAGCTACTAACATTGTTGAAATACCAGCTTTACTTACTTTACCGTTAGGAAGTTTGATTTCGTATGGTGAGCAGTACACCATAACATTACCGATAGAACCATTACCAATCAACTTTGGATCAAGTTCTTTCTTACCTGCGTCTACTACACGAACTTTGGCGGCATCTGTACCATCTTTCTTGAAGGCTTTCTTCTTAAGATTAACAGAGATCTTACCGCCTTCAACAGGCTTAACTTTACCGAACTGAGAGAATTCTTTCTCACGTTTCTTGTCACCTTGAATCTGCAACTCATACTGATCAACACCAAAAGGTGATACAGGTTTATCAAGTTTAGCCCAGAACAAGGCTACGTCT